GCGCGTCGTTGAAGTCCTTGCGGGCCAGAGCACGGCAGGCACGCGAGAGCGAGAAAGCCTCGCGCTCGTTGCCCTTGGCGATCTCGACGCCGGGCAGGTGGGCGCGACGCTCTTCGGCGAGCTGCTCCTTCACCTGGCCGATCTCGTTCTCGAGCGACTTGATGGTCTGCTCGAGCTCCTTGCGGCGCTCACCGTCCTCGGTGCGCCACTCCTCGATGTGACTCTGGACGGTGTCGCCCAGGCTCTTGAGTTGAGCCTCGAAGTAGTTCTCCATGCTCACGATTCACCTCATCCGCTTGATGCGGGTCAGGAAGTCTTCGGTCAGTTGTTGCAGTTGCTTCTCCTCACGCTCCCGGTCGTGAGCATCGGAGGGCTTGGCATCGGGCAGCGACTTGCTACCGCCTCGCACCTCACTCATCGCGTGGATTCGCTTGGTCAGGTCGCTGATCGAGTCGATCAGCGTGGTCAGGGCCTTGGTCTGCTCCGTCTGGGCGGCCACAAGCCCCGTGTAGATGTCCGAGGTGGCGGACTTCTCCGCGACCTCGGCGACTTCGTCGTCGTACTCGTCCTCGCCCTCCATCATGGCGAGGTCAAACTCGACGACGAGACGGCCCTCCTCGGTGTAGGCCGAGTGGACGTGCTTGCGGATGGACTCGGGCAGCGCGGCGGCGAGGTCGAGGGACTTCTCCTCTTCCTCCTCCTTGCCGTGCTCCATCTTGTCCTCGTCCTCCTCCTCCATCATCTTGACCCGCTTGAGGTCGGCGAAGCGGCGGACGACGCGCTTGTCCTTCGGGCTCATCTTCTCGTCCACCTCGTTGATGAGCGCCGCCGGGTTGTCCGGGCTGGCGTCGGTCATCTCCTTGGTGTCCGGGTGCTGCATCCGGCCCTCGTACTTGATCCGCTCCACGCGACCGTAGGACCGCTCCTCGTCCTCGCCGGTGTAGCTCACCATGTCGCCGACCTTGATCTGGCCCGGCTTCGCAGCCTTGGCCTCGGGCTCGGACTTGGTCGCAAGGGCACCGAGATCGACGAAGCCTCGGATCTTGGCTTTCAGGCGCTCGGCGAGTTCTTCTTCGGTCATCGGGGTACTCTTCAGGAATCGGTCCACGACGCGCTCCTCGAGCACGCCACGGTGGACCAGGGACTTGGCACCCGAAACGAGCGCCGAGGGGTTAGCGGGCACGCTGACCACGCTGATCTCAAGAAGGTCGGCGGAGGTGTAGTAGACGCCGTAGGACGGCATTCCGAGGGAGCGCCGCTCCTTGTCCGAGACTTCGCGGGTCTCGCGGGGCAAGAAGCCCACGGACACGGCGTTCAGGAACCCGCCCTTGGCGAGCTGGTAGACCGTCTCCGCGAACTCGTAGGACTCCTTCGGGGCGAACTCGATCGAGGCAAGAAGCGCCGGGCGGCCCTCATGGCCCTGCCCTCGGTAGACGTTGGAAGCCTTGCCGATCGGCGGCATCGTCGTCTGGTCATGGCCCCAGAGCACGACGGGGTTCGCCTTGTAGCTCGAAAGGTTCCAGCCGTTGACGGCGATCACATCCCCGACTCGGTCGGGCGTCTCGTCCGAGGCCACGAAGCGGATCGTCCGAGTCTTCTCGTCGATCGCTTGGGCCGGAGCAGCCTTGACCCGAGCCTGAGGGAGCCCGGACCGCTTGAGCTGACGCACCTCCGAGTTGGAGAGCGTCAGGCGCTCGGGCATCACGCCCGCGAGGATGAGGTCGCTGGTGTCGGTCATTCCGTCGTTCTGGTCTTGCCGGGCAGGAGGACGCACCGGCAGTTCACGATCTCGCTCACGTCGGCGGACGGGTCGCCAGGGTAGCGGAGGTCGTACCCGAAGGGCTCGCCCACCGCCACCTCGCGACCATCGAGCTCGAGGTGGTGCTCCCGCGCGCTCGGCTGCGCCAGCCAGACGTTCGAGAGAACGCCCGACTCGGCCATCTGCCGCTGTCGCCCGAAGTTCGCCGCCGTAGTGCTCTCCGTTCTCGCGATTCGCTCTGCTCGGGTTCCCAGGCCCTTGAGGGTTCGCCCAAGGTACTCCTCGGACTCTGCCAGCGTAAAGTAGATGGCCTCGCGGAGACTGCTATAGGTGCCGTCGTCGGATGCCAAGATCTTGACGATGTTGCGCTGGAGTTCGTCGATCAGGTTGGTGCTGATGTCCTTGAGGATGATCTCCTTCCCGGCGAGCATCTCGAGGAAGCGCGGGTCGGCAGCCGAGAGGAGGCGAGCGCCACCGAGTTCGTCGTAGATCCCAGCAGCACCGACCTCGAAAGCGTCACCGATGCGCGGCGTGAGGACACCGTACACCTCGTCCGACCAGTTCCGCAGGTTCAGGTCGAGCAGGCGCTGGATCTCGGCCTCGGTGTAGACGGCCTTGCGGATCGGAGCGGCGGACTTGCCCGTCGGCTTCGGGCTCCCTTGCCAGGGTCCCTCCGACACCTCGCGCAGCCGCTTGCGGAACGCCAGGACGATGTCGCGCAGCGGGCGCTTCACTGCCTTCGCCATCCGATCCTCGGCGGCTTGGACCGAGGCGTCCCAGTCCTCCCAGTACTTGGTGCGCGCCTCGACCGTCGAGAGGTGCGCGGGGAACGAGGCCGTGCGGATATCCCCCTCGAGCGAGCGCCGGCCCTTCTTCGGGTCGTGCGCCCAGTTCTTGAGGCTGATGTCCCGCTTCGAGGGGCAGCCCTCGGCGGCAGGCTCGCCTTGCTCCGCGCCGCGCATCCTCGAGATGAAGGAGATCGCGCGGTTCGCATCGCGCACGTCGCGGGCGTCCCACTCGCTCTTGTTCTTCCGCAGGAGGCGCAGGTTGCGGTTGATCACCGCTGAAGGGTCGAGGCTCGCCTTACGGCTGCAAGGGTTCTCGCTCCACGCCTCTAGCTCCGAGGCGGTCATGTTGGCGAGGCCCTTCCAGCGGCGGTACACCTCGTCCAGCTCGTCGGGATCAAGGGCGCGTGACTCCGAGCCGCAAGACTCAGCGCACATCGAGGCCGCGATGGCGACCGCCTGGTCGCGGTCCATGTCCGGGTTCTCCCGCAGGATCTCGGGGATCTTCCGCGACAGGCAGTCGTCGGGCGACTCGCCAGCGAGACGGCAGGCCGGGGACTTCGCCTCGAGGCCGCGCGCTTCGGGAGAAAGGTCGGGGGACTCGGAATCGAAAGGATCCCCATCCGCTTCGGCGGTCACGTCGAGCCCCCCGACCGGCACCATGCTACTCGAAATGTACGCCTCGTCGGCGTTCTCGAGCTCCACGTCACCGATGTCCCATCCGGCGAGGTCTGCCGCCTCGCGGAAGGTGCGCCCGCCCTTCGTGAAGAGCTCGAGGGCTCGCTCAACCTTCGAGTCGGCGTCCTCGCGCAGCGCAGCGACGCCCGACAGATCGAAGGAGAGGAAGTACTCCGACTCCGGGCCGGTGAGACGAGTCAGGAACTTCGTCTCGAGCTCGTCCACGACGAAGTCGAGGAACGGAACGACCGTCACCTCGTAGAACGACCGGAACGCCGAGATCGAGCTGGCGTAGTTCAGGCCCTCGGTGAGCCCGATGATCGGCTTGGTCACGCCGAAAATCGCCATGATGGTCTCGCGGTTCCAGTCGCGCATCTGCTGGAACTCCATCTCCTGCGGCGAGAACCCGATCTCCTCGTACTTCGTGCCCTGCGGTAGCACGGCGGTCTTCCGGTGCGAGTCGGGTCGCCCGTGAGCCTCGCGCCAGGCGTCGGAGATCGCGCGCTGGTCCGCGTCGGTCAGATGCCCTTCGACGGACAGGATCCCGCCAGGGCTGCCCGAGTTCTGGAGCAGCGCCTCATCGTACCGATCAAGGACGAAGTCCTTGGCAGCGGTGCGGTAGGCCGCCTGCATCGGCCCCATGCCCCGGATCGGGTTGTACGGGTTGGCCTCCGCGATGTGGATGACCGACTCGGCGGGGATCTCGATCATCCCCTGCGTCGTCTGCATCTTCCACGCCTTCGGGAGGTGCGTGTTCTCGTCCAGCACCTCCTCGAGCAGGTCGCCGCGCACCGGCCAGAGTTCGGCGGGGACCTGGATCCGGTCGCTCGGGTCGATGTAGTTGAGCGAGCCGTTCCTGCTCTTGCCGAGCATCAGGATCATCGTCTCGCCGTAGAGTTGCTGGGTCTGCGTCAAGCTCTTGAGGAACTTGCGCTGGCTCATCAGCTTGTTCGGGCGGCGCAGGAGGTTGTAGAGCGGGCCGCTCTCGACCGGCTCGTACTCGCCGGGCCGCACCTCGCGCTGGATGACCAGCGGGGCCGAGCTCACCGCCTTGGCGATGGCCGACACGCAAGCGTGCACCCACGGGTGCTGAGCATAGGGCCGCGTCAGCGCGGAGTCGCCCGCCATCCGCATCACCCAGCGGAACGAGAGCCCGTAGGTATCGGTGTCCTGAAAGAGCTTCTCCTCGGCGTAGACCCGACCCGTCCGCGAGAACGGGTTGGGGTCATCGCATCGGCTGGTGTGCTGCTTCGGTCGCAAGGGTTACTCCCAGGAGAGCCAGAGGAGGGTCGTCTGCTCCCACCTGATCGCGACCGGCCAAGCGTGGCTCCCGTCCCACACGCCCTGGTAATCGGTCCACTCGAGCGTCGGGACGAAGTGGATGCGCGAGCCGGGGGTCTGCGCGGCGGGATACCAGGGCGAGCCCTGCTGGATCGTGTACTCCCGCCAGTTGTCGCGGTGGCTCTTCGGGCCGTCGTAGGTGGCCGCGCCCCAGTAGCAGGTCGGGTCCGTCTCGCACGCCCACTCCCAGTCCTGGGGGTCGATGTACTCCGAGGGCGAAGCCGGGAGGGTCGGACCCCACTCCCAGAGCACCAGGTGGGCGTTCCAGCTTCCGGGCAGCCCAGCGTAGCCGTTGTCGTCGTAGAACCGCTGCTGGAGCGAGGCGCGCGCGTGCGACGGGTTCTCCAGGTCGTAGTCGAACCCAGGGTGGACCTGCCCGCTGCGGTTCTGACCGCCAACCCGAGTCCACTGGCGGGTAAAGAGCTGCACCCGAAGCGTATCGGTGCCCGAGGGCTGGTCGGGGATCGTGAAGCTGCGGGGGATGCCGTGCCCGATCAGCTCGCGGTTCGTCAGCACGATCGGCTTCGGTCGGGGCGCAACGGCAGCGAGGCTCGAGCCGGGCAGCACGCCGCCTTGCGAGAACGCAGGCGACGCAAGAGCGCAGAGCGCAAGAGCGGGGAGACGCATGGGCAGGAGGATACGCTAGGTGGTAGGAGGTCGTCGCCTCGGACGTCTATACCTTGCCATCCGGCGCTGATCGGCAGGGAGTTGGTCGGCGTCGAGCTCGAACGTGACCCATCGGTGATCGCACTCGCGGCAGCGGCGCTTTCGCCGGACCGCAGCGCCTTCGTCAACCGGCCTCGAGTCGGTCACGCGCACGTTCGGCGAGGAGCATGACGGGCAGTTCATCCGCTTTCAAGGGTAGACCAAGAGCATCGACAGGCCGAACCCTGAGAACAACAACCGGCCACGGTTCCCACCCCTGCGCCCTAGATGTTGACGGATCAGATGACGAACACGCGCTTCCGGTTCGAGGTCCGGTTCAGCGAGATGTACCAGGCGTCCGCGTAGTCGGGGCTGGCTCCGAAGCGGGCGCGGAGCTTGTCCTTCGATTCCATCCGCAGCACGCCGCGCTCGTTGTATTCGTAGTTCGTCCACTCGAGCTGCCGCCAGAGCGTCTTCGCGAACTTCGAGGGGATCGAGGCGTAGCCGTTCGACAACGCCATCCGGCCTGCCCAGTGCAGCTCGGCCTTGCGGTTCAGGAACTTGGCATCCGATCCGA